ATGGTGGTTCTAATGATGAAATGCATATAGTTGTATATGATGCTGATGGTAAACTCACAGGTACTGTTAATACAGTCCTAGAAACTTATGGTTATGTATCACAAGCAAGAAATGTATATGCAGCTGATGGTACTACTAACTATTGGACTAATGTAGTTAACAATTTATCCAAATGGGTTAGAATTGGTAATGCTCCGGCTTTATTACCTGATTCAGGTGATGCTGCGGCAGGTAAAACATTCACTAGAGCAATTAATATGTCTAATACTTTAAGTGGTGCAATTAATGATAATGTATTAACCGTAGGTGAAACACAACTTGCATTTGATATGTTTGCGGATGCAGAAACAGTTGAAGTTTCTTTAATTATTAATCCAAATCCAATGGCTGGTGTTGATGCAACAGCTATTTCAAATCATATAATTGCACTTGCAGACGCAAGGAAAGATTGTGTTGCATTTATCTCACCTCCTATTGTTGCTACCGTTAATAGTTCTGATCCAGTTGGTGCTATTACTACTTGGAGATCTACATTAACTTCATCTTCATATGCATTTGTTGATTCAGGTGCTTTATATGTTTATGATAAATATAAAGATCAATATAGATGGTTACCGGCTTCAGGTTCTATGGCAGGGCTTTCCGCAAATGCAGATTCAGTTGCAGATGCATGGTTCTCACCGGCAGGTATGACAAGAGGTAATGTGCGTAATGTAACTAAACTTGCATTCAATCCTACACAGGCAAATAGAGATGACTTATATAAGCAAGGTATTAATCCTATCGTTGCTTTTCCTGGTCAAGGTACAATGTTATGGGGTGATAAAACTTTACAAACTAAGGCTTCTGCATTTGACAGAATCAATGTTCGTAGATTGTTTATCACATTAGAAAAGGCTATATCTAAAGCTTCAAAAGCTCAATTGTTTGAATTCAATGATGAATTTACAAGAGCTCAATTTAGAAATATGGTTGAACCTTTCTTACGTGACATTAAGGGCAGACGTGGTGTGACAGACTTTAAAGTAGTTTGTGATGAAACAAATAACACTGGTGACATTATTGATACCAATCGATTTGTTGCAGATATTTACATCAAACCGGCACGTTCTATTAACTTTATCACACTTAATTTCATCGCTACAAGAACTGGTGTTGAATTTAGTGAAATCGCTGGAGGTAATTAATCATGGCTATTTTAGGTGTAGACGATTTTAAAGCTAAACTAACTGGTGGTGGCGCCAGAAGTAATTTATTCAAGGCAACTTTAGGTTTTCCTGGATATGTTACTGCAGATGTTGAACTTGCTTCATTCATGGTAAAAGCTGCTTCATTACCTGCTTCTGTAATTGCTCCTATCATGGTTCCGTTTCGTGGTAGACAATTACAGGTTGCTGGTGACAGAACTTTTGAACCTTGGACTATCACAGTTATCAATGATACTGGTTTTGATATTAGAAATTCATTCGAAGAATGGATGAATGGTATTAATCAGCACAATGCTAATACTGGTTTAACTAACCCTAATGATTATATGTCAGATATGATTGTTTCTCAGTTAGATAAAGATGGCACGGAGCTAAAAACTTATAACATTCGTGGTACGTTCCCAACTAACGTTGGAGCTATTGAAGTATCTTATGATACAGAGAATGCTATTGAGGAATTCACAGTTGAACTACAAGTTCAATACTGGGAAAGCGACACAACTAGTTAATCGTAATAAAAAAAGAATGTCCCTTTCGAGGGGCACTCTTTCTTAAGTGTTATAAATAATATTTAACAAAGAGTGTAATTACAAAATATATAATATGGCAAAAGAAAATAAAGGCTTCTTCGGTTTCTCCTTTAAACAAAATAAGGTAGAAGATAAGAAAAAAGCATTATCATTTACTTCACTAGACAGTGATGGTTCATACGAAATATCTCCATCTGGTGGATATTTTGGTCAATACTTAGACATTAACGGAGATTCATTTCAGAATGATAAAGAGTTAATTATGAAATATCGTTCGATTTCTACTTACCCAGAAGTTGATCAAGCAATTGAAGATATTATTAACGAGGCAGTCTCAGAAGAAGATGGTATAATAACTAAATTAAATTTAGATAACTTAGACCAACCAGATAAAGTAAAGAAACTTATCATGGAAGAATATGATAAGGTTACCTTATTACTTGACTTTAAAAATCAAGGATGGGATATGTTTAGACGATGGTATATTGATGGTCGTTTATTCTTTCATGTTATTCTTAATCCAAATTCAACAGAACATGGTATTTTAGAATTAAGACAAGTAGATCCTACAAAGATTAGAAAGGTTAAAGAAGTTGACAAGGTAAAAGACCCTAAGACTGGTGCTGAATTAGTTAAAATTCTCGATGAATATTATGTCTACCAAGATGATGCTATGAATCAAATGGGTGAAGGACTTAAGATTACTACCGATGCCATTATACAAGTTAACTCTGGTATGTTAAATGATACAAGGGATAAGGTTACTGGTTATTTACAAAAAGCACTTAAGCCATTAAACCAATTATCAATGATGGAAGATTCATTGGTGATTTACAGAATTTCTCGTGCACCTGAACGTCGTATATTCTATATTGATGTTGGTAACTTACCAAGAGGTAAAGCAGAAGAATACTTAAACAATACAATGAATAAGTATCGTAATAAGATTGTTTATGATCCAGCAACAGGTGCTATTAAAGACCAAAAAGATCATAAGTCTATTATGGAGGACTTTTGGTTACCAAGAAGAGAGGGTGGTAGAGGTACTGAAATTGATACATTACCAGGTGGTCAAAACCTTGGTGAAATTGAAGATATTATATACTTCCAAAACAAATTATATAAGGCATTGAATGTACCAACATCAAGATTAATTGATGATGACACATTTAATATTGGTAGATCATCTGAAATTACTCGTGATGAGTTAAAGTTCCAGAAGTTTATTGACAGAATTCGTAATAAGTTTTCACACTTATTCTTTGAAACATTAAAGAGACAATTAATTCTTAAGAAGATTATTGTACCATCCGATTGGAAACATCTATTGGATGATATGTCTATTGAATGGTCGAGGGATAACTATTACGCAGAATTAAAAGATGCTGAAATATTAAAAGAAAGAATTGAAACACTTCAAATGTTAGATGAATATATTGGTACCTTCTACTCTAAAGATTGGGTACGTAGAAATATTCTTAATCTTACTGATGATGATGTTAAACAAATCGAAAAAGATAATAAGAAAGATCCAGTTAAGGATACTGACTTTAATCCTGATCTTATGAGAAGTACACTTTAGAATAACATTTTTTTATAAATATATTATACAAACATTATGAATACAGAAAATTTAATTAACAACATTAGTAGCGGTGACGCTCAATCAAGTAATAATACTTTTAATAGTATTATGGCAGATAAAATGAATGCAGCATTGGATATTAGAAAGCAAGAGGTTGCTTCTTCAATGTATGGAATGGAAACACCTAAAGAAGAGGAAATAGCAACGGATGGAAACGTTTAAAGAATCATTTAATTTATTAATTGAAAAGAAACTTGCGTTACCTAAAGGTGAAACAGTTGCTAAAGAACTCACTAAGTTAGGTAAGAAGAAGAAAATAACTGCCGTTATTACTTCAAAGTTTAACTTATATATTGATGGTGATAGATTAGATAAATTTAAATCTGTTAAGGAAGCTGAAAAAGCATTAAAAGAATTTATAAAGGCAATGGACTTATGACACAAAATATAATAGAAGCATATAAAGATATGCAATTAAATGAAGGTAAGTACGAGGCTCAACAGCTTAAGAAGTTACTTGGTATGACTAAATCAATGATGAAAGAAGTTGATACTCTATACAAAAAGGGTGAAGATAAATACGACATCATAGATCAAATTACAGGTATGAACCAAAGTTTAGTAAAACTTAGAGATTCTATCTTAAGAGCATCAAAGGTTAATCCTAAATGAAGGATTTAATTGAATCTGTCCAAGCGGTATTAGAAGGTGCAAATCCTAAATCAGTTGTTTCTGAATTAAAGAAAAAACTAGCACTATTAAATGGTGATATGAAGGGTGGTAACACTAATGATATTATTACTAGATTAGAGAGTATCAGCATATTCATTGATAAATCAGTTAAGGATTTGAAGAAAAGCTTATGAAATTAATATCAGAATATATAACAGAAGGATTAGGTTACTCAATTACCGAAGGAAAGAATGGTAAGAAAGAAACCTATATCGAAGGAATTTTTATGCAGGCGGAAGGCACTAATAGAAATGGACGTGTATACACACGCGAAGTTCTTACGTCAGCAGTAGATAGATATGTAAATGAACAAGTAATGACAGGTCGCGCAGTAGGTGAGTTAAATCATCCAGAAGGCCCGTCAATTAACTTAGATAAAGTTAGTCACAGAATTACCGAGCTTAAATGGGATGGTAACAATGTGGTTGGAAAGGCACTAATATTAGATACTCCTATGGGTCAAATCGTAAAAGGTTTGGTCGAAGGTGGTGTTCAACTTGGTGTTTCAAGTCGTGGTATGGGAAGTTTGGAAAGTAAAAATGGTGTTAGTTATGTGAAAGATGATTTTCATCTTGCAACAATTGACATTGTACAGGATCCATCAGCACCTAATGCATTTGTAAATGGCATTATGGAAGGTGTAGATTGGAGAGAGGATAAGCAAGGCCATTTTATTAAACAAACAATTGAACAAGGTGAGACAGAAATGATACAACCGGAAGAGATACAAGAAGAAGTGGATAACACTGATGCTAATCTTAAAGGTTTTGAACATTTCCTCTCGAAACTATAACTCTACAGGAGTAAAAATATGTCAGAAGAAATAAAAAATGACGTAATTGCTGAAGATGTTATTGTTGAGGAAACTAATGAGACAGTAGAATTAACTACTGAAGCACCTTTAACAGCATCCAGAACAATTACAGCAATTAATGCTTCTTTACAAGAAATGAGTAAAGATGAATTAAATGCAATCTTCGAAGCAACAGAAAAATCAAAGAAAGAGAAATTTAACTTTGATAAAAAAGATGACGATGAAGATGAAGATGATGAAGAAGGTGATGTTAAAGAAGATCAAAAGGAACCTAAAGGCGGAAAACTTTCTAAAAAGAAAGTAAAAGCTGATGACGGTTCTGAAGGCGATGTAGTTGAAAAAGAAAAAGACTTTAAAGAAGATATTGATGCACTTGCTAAAGGTGAAGAATCTCTTTCAGAAGGATTTAAAGATAAAGCTGCTATAATTTTTGAAGCTGCACTACAAACAAAGGTTGCTGCTAAAACAGTAGAATTAGAAGAGAGATATGCTTCTGATTTAACTGATGAAGTTGCTGCTATTAATGCAGATGTGGTTGATAAAGTAGATGGTTATCTTAACTATGTAGTTGAGAACTGGATGAAAGAGAACGAAGTTGCTATTGAGCATGCTTTGAAATCAGAAATCACAGAATCATTTATTACTTCATTAGGTACTGTATTTAAAGAGCATAACATTAATGTTCCGGAAGATAAAGGTGATTTAATTGACCAATTATCTGAAGAAAGCAAAGATGCTAAAGCACAATTAAATACTGCAACTGAAGCAAATATGGAATTAAGTGAGAAGGTTAAAGCTTTCGAACGTAAGGAAATTATTGCCGAGGCATGTGAAGGTTTAGTAGTTACTGAAGCTGCAAAGTTAACTGAATTAGCAGAAGCTGTTGAAGCATCTGATAATGAAGAATTTGCATCTAAAGTTGCAACAATTAAAGAGTCTTACCTTAACAAAGACGACACGGAAGTAAAATCATCAAATGACATTGATGCTATTACAGAAGATAAACACGAAGAAGAGGTTCAAGTAATAACAGGCAATATGGCTGCTTACGTGAACGCATTAAAATCACTATAATTCTAGGAGAATATAAATGGAATTAAATACACAACAATTACAAGAGAAATGGTCTCCTGTACTTGAGGCAGAAGGTACAATCCAAGACGCCCATAAGAGAGCAGTAACTGCTGTTGTTCTTGAAAACCAAGAACGTGCAGCACTTGCTGAGAGAACACAATTAGGTTCGCTAAATGAAACAGCTGCTAACGCAACTGGTGCTAACATTGATAACTGGGATCCAATCCTAATTTCATTAGTTAGACGTGCAACGCCTAATTTACTTGCATTTGATATTGCAGGTGTACAACCAATGACTGGTCCGACTGGCTTGATCTTCGCTATGAAGTCTCGTTACACAAACCAAACAGGCACAGAATCAGCGTTCAATGAAGCTGACACTGACTTCTCTGGTGACCAAGCTGTAGGTAATGCACATGCAGGCGGCGGCGATCCTTTCCATGTTGACTATTCATATGGTGTTGGTATGGCTACATCTGATGCTGAGGCATTAGGTAACAGTGGTAATGCATGGAATGAGATGGCATTCTCAATTGATAAGACATCGGTAACTGCTAAGTCACGTGCATTGAAAGCTCAATACACTACTGAATTAGCTCAAGACCTTAAAGCTGTACACGGTCTTAATGCTGAGTCTGAATTAGCGAACATCCTTTCAACTGAAATTTTAGCTGAAATGAATCGTGAAATCATTCGTCAAATCAATGTTGATGCTGTATTAGGTCAAGCAGGTGCTGCTGTTGCAGGTACTTTCAACCTAGACGTAGATGCAGATGGCAGATGGGCTGTTGAAAAATACAAAGGCCTTGTAACTGCTATTGAAAAAGAAGCTAATGCTATTGCTATTGCTACTAGACGTGGTAAAGGTAACTTTGTAGTTACTTCAGGTAATGTAGCTGCTGCATTAAATGCTGCTGGCGTACTTGATACTGGTTTAGGTATTACTGGTAAGTCATCAATTGAAAATGTTGATACTACAGGTAACCTATTCGCAGGTACTTTAAATGGTAAGATTAAGGTATATGTTGATCCGTTTGCAACAGTTGATTATGTAACAGTTGGTTATAAAGGTACTAACCCTTATGACGCTGGTATGTTCTACTGCCCATACGTGCCTTTATCAATGATGAAGACAATTGGTGAGAACGACTTCCAACCACGTATCGGTTTCAAAACTAGATATGGCATGGTAAACAATCCGTTTACTACTGTTGGTGCTCGTAACAACGTATACTACAGAATCTTTAAGGTTACTAACGTATAATTAGTTAATCACTAGTTAAAAGGAACCCCCTTAATTGGGGGTTTTTTA